CCGGCGGGCGGCGCGACGCTGGCCGCCGGTGGTGCGGGCGACTGCGTCGGTGGGCTTCTTGGTGCGGCCGCGACCTGCGACAGCTTTCGCTGCTGCGAGCTCGTCAGGGTCGGCGACCTTCGGACGGACGGTGACCGGGTCGGGCAGGCCCTGCTCGACGGCGGCCTCCTTCTCGGAGCGCCAGCTGGCGTCGTCGAGGATCTCGGCGGTCGACGGCAGCAACAGCCGCTGGGTCATCATGCGCTCGCTGATCTGCTTAGGCGGCTTGGTGTTGTGGTCCATGACCGGGACGGCGATCTCCTGCTCGGCGGCGAACTCGTCGGGCAGCTCGTAGACCGTGCCTGCGTTCGCGCTGCGGCCGAGGCGGCCGTAGGCGGGGTGGTAGAAGCCGTTCTTGTCGAAACGTACGCGGATCATTTCACTCTTCCTTGTGATGGTGAAGGGCCGCCTAGGGCGGCCCTTCGGAGGTCATCACCGATCAGTTGTTACCGTCGGCGTAGGCCTTCCAGTACTTCAGGTCGTACGTCAGGAAGGCGTTGATGGCACCCGCGGTCACCGTGGTCGTGGCGATGGTGGCGAGGATGCCGAGGTAGCGCTCGTAGGCCCGCGCCGCGCCCGACGGCAGGGCACCCACGAAGATGTAGGCGCCTGCGTCGAGGTCGTTGGCGTCATCGCCATCGGTCACGAAGGTGCCGGTGTCGATGTGGACCGTGGCCGACCCGTCGGTGGCGATTGCCGCCTGCGCGTCGGATGCCAGCTGGAACTTGATCGTGCCAGCCGAGCCGCCGGTGATGATCGACGTGTCCGTCTGGATCACGAGGAACATCTGGCGGCCGACGCCGAGGTCCTGCGGGGTTGCGCCGAGGTCGATGACATCGCCGATCAGGGCGGTGCCAGCGCCTGCAGCGACCGAAGTCGCGTCGGCAAATTCGAGCAGCTCATCGAGGATCATGGTGTTCTCCTTTCCTCTCGCCGATTACACGACGCGTGCTTCGTTGATGCGCAGCGCATCGCAGCGACGGATCGGGTAGCCGCCCCACGAGGTCTGCATGGTGCCGCCAACCATCTCGGTGGTCAGCGTCGAGTTGGCCACGGCGTTCGCGGTCTGACGACGCAGGAAGCCGAGGATCTGCTTGTCCATGTACCACACGCAGCGGCCCAGCGACGGATTCGGGATCTCGCTCACCGCCCGATGCATCAGGTCGTTGAGGTCGGCCCCAGTGGTCAGGTCTGCGGTGAGCAGCGACCGATCGATGTTGCAGATCCGCACGATGTAGCGCCAGTCGCGCACGCACAGGCCCGCCTTCCAGCGGTAGTGGGTGCGGAAGGCCTGCATGCGGCCGTTCGAACCGTCTTGGTTCTCGATGGTCACCTCGCCGAGGTCACGGCTCTCGAGGCCCGCGCGCGAGCCCTTCGGGACGATCCCGTGGCAGGTGTTGGGCGACCAGCAGATCAGCCAGACAGAGGCGTTGTCGGACCCGAGGCCGCCAGCATCTATGATGTTGTCGGCGTTTTCGGCTGCGAGGTCGCTGAACCGCGGAGCGAGGCCAGTGAACTCTTCCGGGGCGGTGGTCTCGTCGCCGTAGAAGAGCGTGTCCGCGATCTCTTGGTTCATGCCCTCGATGTGCGGGCGGTCCTCCTGCAGGCGGAACGCAGCCGGGTCGCCAGCCATCTCGACGAGGGCTTTGTCGACTTCGGCGTAGTCCTCCAGCATCCCGCAGGTGTCGGTGACCTGCACGGCGCGGCTCTTGGTCGGCTGGACGCCGCCGTAGAGCTTGCGCCACGTCGGGGACGGCAGGCCGCTGCGGATCGAGGTCTGGTGACCAGTGGTCGTGTTCCCCTCGAGCCAAGTCATGTCGAGGAGGATTTCGTTGGTCTCGTTCAGGATTTCGACGACGTCGGCGATCATGCCGTCGGGGTCGGTCACCTTCGCGAGATCGGCGAGGGTCGGGTTCTTGGTACCGAGGGTGGCCATTTATAGCTCCTTGCGTCAGGCACTCTCTTTGAACATCGAGGGGTACAGTCGCCGGAGCCGCGCTTCGTCCGTGGCATCCTGTGCGGTTGCATCCCCTTGCACGAGACTGGGGTCGCCCAGCTTCTTGCCGATGCGGTTCAGGAAACGCAGGAGCGCCGGGTGGTTGCCGATTGCCAGACCGTCCGGGTTGTCCTCCGAGGGAGAGCGCAGCAGCGCCTTCAGATCCTTGTCGCCGAACTGCTCGACCACGGAGAGCGCGGTCTTGACGTTGGCGTCGTAGGACTGACCCCCGAACTCCTTGTCAGTGCGTGCGGCTTCGCGCCAGCCCTGCACCCGGTTGTTCCAGTCGTCGACAGCCGCTTGCTGGGCTGCCTGCGTCCGCTCAATGTCGAACTCGGCGAGCTTCTGGAATTGCGCCTGCGTGAGGCCCGCCTCCTTGGCTGCTGCCATCGCGGCATCGAGACCGCTCTGATCGATCGTCAGACCTTCAGGCGGTTCGAAGGTGTACTGGTCTGGCACGCCTTCTTGCTGACCGCCGTCGGCACCCGCCAGCACGTCGTCAGCTGCCGACGACTGTGCATCAGAACTGTTGGCATTGTCAAGAATATCGCCGCCCGCGCTCTGGGAAGGAGCAGAGGCGGGCGGCGAGTTACCGTCGGCCGCAGCAATCGAGGGAGGAGTCTGCTGCTGGTCGGCGGTGCCCTGCGGCTGGGAGGTTCCGTCAGGGACTTGGGCATCACTCTGTTGGGTCATGGTTTTCCTCGAGCATCTGGATGAAGGCGCTGAAGTGTCGGGTGCGTAGCTCTTCCAGCACCCTCTCGCCCACTGCGCGCGCACCTTCGTTGAACGCTGTCGAGTGGGTGTCGCTCGGCGTGTGCGACGGACGGCTGACGTGGCAAGCGTCGAAGATCAGCTCGTAAAGCCACCGGCGGCCGCGAGGCTCCTTGACGATGTACGACAGGTCGCGCTCGCGGTCCTTCTCGATCTCCTCGGCCTTCTTGACCTGCGCCTCGTCAGACGCGTCGTAGACGACCTTCCGCCGGTTCCTGATGGTCGGCCTATCGGACAAGGCTCTGCCCTCGCTGCAGGAGGTCGGTCAGGGCGTTGGGGTTCTGCGTGTCCGTGCGGGACAGCAGCTCCGCGCCCTGAGCGCCGGTCGCCATCGTCTGGGCAGCCATCTGCGCCTGCTCCATCTCCGCCTGCCGCTGGGCGGCCTCGGCGCGCTGGCGGCGCATCTCGTCCCGGTCTGTCTTCTCGCGCAGCACGCGCGGCGAGGTGCCGAGGATCTCGGCGTAGTCGCGGAACGCCTCGTCGGCATCGACGTTGTCGAGGATGTCCGGGAACACGCCTGCGAGGTTGCCGCCGAAGGACATGGTCCGCTCGAGCGACGCCGCGGCTGCCGCCTCCTGCGCCTGCGCCAGCAGCGAGACGTACTTGACCCGGATCTCGGCGCCCTCAAGCGCGGGCGGTGCCTCGGGCAGCATGCCGCGCTCGAGGCAGATCAGGAACAGGTCCTCGATCATGGGGTCGAGGAACTCGCTGTTCAGGCGCTGCAATACGGGACCGAGCAGGACCAGCTTCTCCTCGTGCCGCTCGGCGACCTCGGTCGCGGTCATCTGGCGCCGGTCGCTGTTGATCATCATGGCGAACAGGTCGGCGTAGAAGCCCTGCCGGATGCGCTGCTGCACCTCCTGAATGTCCATCATCATCTCTTGAATGCGCGGCTGGACGACGTAGGCGGGCTCGAACCCAACCGAGCCCTGCATCGGGTCGACGTAGGTCGTGCCGCCCGGCAGCACGGTCGTCGGCTTGCCCTTCAGCGAGACGCTGGCCCGCATCGGCGGGTTCACCATCTTGTCGATCGCCTGCGCCTTGCGCCGCTGCTCGTGCTGCAGCTGCTTGACGTCGCCGAGGAACTCCATGCCCGGCCCGTAGCCGTAGACGTCGCCGCCGAGCACGTCCCAGCGTGGCACGAACGCGGGGAAGCGGTCGAAACCGTCCTCGCGCAGCAGGCGGTCGTCGTCCGCGCCGACCTCGATGTACAGGTCAGCGTACGGGCGGTTCAGCCCGTCCATGCGGTTCAGGTCGCGCTCCTCCTGACGGCGAGGCTGGATCAGGTGGATCACCGGCACCAGCTCGTCGTAGCTCTGCCGCTGCCACAGCGCCTTGACGGTCTGCGACACCTTCGACCAGTCGATCTTTTCCGCGACCGGATCCCAGCAGAACTGCTCGACGATCTGCGAGACGGTCATGGTGAAGCGGCGGCCGATCGTGTCGACCTGACCGAAGTCGTTCTCGGCGATGACGTACTCGCCCGCCGTGAAGTTGCGGTAGTGCGCGTGCAGCTGCGGGTGGCGGCGGCGGAACACCGGGCCGGTGCCGAAGGCGCCTAGCTCGTAGTAGACCGTCGACGCGGTGTTGTAGAAGTTGGTCGAAGACAGCACGCGACGCAGGATCGTCTCGACCTCGCCGAGGTACCGCTTCACGCCGGGCTCATCCATCATCGCGTCGTCTTCCGTCATCAGACGGAACCACGGCCGCGCCGGGCTGGTGAGGCCGCTCATCATACCGGCCGACAGGGTGCGCAGCGCGAGCCCTGCGGTGTTGTCCACGATCTTGGTGGTCCGCTTCCGGCCGCGCGTGTTCTGGCTCTCGTCGGTCAGGTAGCGCCCGCGGCGCGGCAGCATGTAGTCGGTGATCTCGATCCACTGCGACCGCCAGCTGGAGCGGTCGTTCTCGAGCTTCAGCCAGCGCTTGTACGCAGCCCCGCGCTTCCCCTTCGCAGGGCCTGCAGACAGGTTCTCAGGGGTCTGGGGCATGGTCGTATCCTTACTGGCCGGTCAGCGACTTGAGGGCGCGCTGGACACTGCCCATCAACGGGATGCCGCGGCCGCCGCCGGTGTTGCGGATGTTCTCCGGGCCGCGGGGCCGGGCCATGCCCGGGCGGCCCGCAGCGGCGCGTGCGGCGTCAGCCTGCGTCGGTGCAGGCGGCGGTGCGGCGGGCGGCGGGGGCGGCGCGGGCGCGGCGCCACCGCCGAAGCCCGGCAGAGTCAGGTCGATGCGCATGTGTTCGTCTCCTTCAACAGTGCTTGACGCAGCTGCCACGGCGTGAGCGCCCAGCTGCGGAAACCGATGACCTGCTTCGTCAGGCCGACGCAGTTGTTCATGACCGCCGTCGTCCTGCCGCGCTCGGCGGGCTGGTACGGCACCAGCAGCGCCTCGTACCCGTAGATCCGGTACGTCGCCGCCGCCTCTTCCGGGGTGCCGGAGATCGCGCGGACGTCGACGCCGACGGTGGACAGATCGACCAGCACGCTGATGTTGTCGGCGTTGACCGACGGCACCACGCAGAAGACGTGCTGGTATCCCTCACGAAGCCGTGAGGCAAGCCAGTGGTGGGTGTCGCTGGTGAAGATCACCGCCGCCTGCATGGTCAGACCTCCTGCCCGAGCATGCGCTCGACGTCGCCCGGCGTGCGGATCGCGGCGCTGCCGCCCGGCACGTCGAGCCCGCGCGCGCCGATCTCTCGCTTCGCCACCGTGACCAGCTGACGCTCGCGCAAAAGCTTCTCGCGGCGGCGCTGCTGCCGAGTCGGCTTCGGCACCGCCGCAGGCTTGGTCTGCACCGCGCGCTGCTCGGCGATCCGCTTGCGGGCGCGCTTCGTCCCCTCACCGACGGTAATCGTCGACTTGCGCAGCGTCAGGCGGCTGTAGAGCTGATCGAGGAAATCGATCGGCCGGTCCTCAAGGACGACGCCCAGCGGCAGGGTGCGGTGCTTCGGCATGCGGTGTCTCTCCTGTCACCACGGGTCGTAGTCGCCGCCGTCCGGGTCGGCCTGCTGGCCAAGGAAGCCCGGGCGGCTGGGGTAGACGGGCAGCGCGTAGGTCAGCGCCAGCGCGTCGCCGAGGTCGGGGCTCGAAAGGCCGCGCTTCTTCATGTCCTCTTTGCTCTCGAGCTTGAGCTCGTTCTTTAGGGTGTAACCGTACTCGACGCTGGTCAAGTCCGTGCGCAGATCCTCCATGTCGGGGAGCCGCACGCCGGCCTGCAGCGCGTCGCGCATGTTCGACCACATCTGCGCCCGCATGTTCGCGAGACCGGGCTGGGTCGCCTTGCTGCCGAAGTTAACCTCGACAACATCGAGGCCGAGCTGGCGGCAGCGGTCGATCACACCGCCGCCCACGCCGCCCCCGTCGATCAGGATCGCGTCGGGCCGCTTGGCGTTGGCGATCTCGGCGATGCGCGACGCCAGCTGCATCGTGTCGACCTTCTGCAGGATCTGGGTGCGCCAGTTGTTCTGGCTCGACGCGTCGCGCCCTTGGCGGAGCCAGATCACCGACTTGTCGTCGCCGAAGCGGGCGACGTCGACCGCCATGACGAGCGGGTCGTGCGACTGGACGGCGACCTCGCGGCCGACGTTGTCCTCGTACAGCGACATCGGGATGAGCTGCAGGGATCCGGCGTCGGGGAACATGCCGCGGACGCGTACCTTGAAGAAGTCGCTGTCCTCGCCGTAGTCCTCGGCCCACTGCTGGAACAGCGCCTTGTTGGTCTGCTCGACGTCGCGGCTGTCGATCCAGCGCCGGTGGTAGCGGGTGCGGAACCGCCCTTCCATGTTCTGGTAGAACCGGCCGGTGTTACGGGTCGGGTT